TAGAAGTATCAATAACTGCATTTAGTTTTCTTGGTGGTAGAAGTGTTGCATATTCTGAGACTCATACAATAACAAGTAATCCTTCACCGCCAGAAAATGTTAGCAATTTTACTGTTACTCAACTAAATACAACACAAGCCATAGCAGAATGGTCTGTAAGTTCTACTACAGATGTCATTGTAGGTGGTTATGTTGTTATAAAACATAGTACAAATACTAATGACACCTTTGATACTGCCGCTTCTTTGCATTTAGCAGCAGGCAGCACTATTGCCGCTATAGTACCAGCTATAACAGGAAAATATTTTGCTAAATTTGAAAATATTTTAGGTGTTAGAAGTGCGCAAGCTGCTAGTTTTGAATTTACCCAAACTATTAGCAATAGAACTTTAATTTATGACCAAAAAGAAGATACAGACACACCTACTACATTTGCCGGAACATATACAAACACAGAAAAATATATAGAGCCAAATTATTCATCTCCTTTAAACGGCATAGTATTAAAAACTGATACTTTATGGGATTCTGTTGCAAGCGTTGATGCTTTATCTAATTGGGATTTTGTTGGTAACGTACTTAGTACAGGAGAATATATATTTAATAGTACTTTAGATTTAGAAGGTACACATGAGTTGTTATTGGAGCGTAGACTTGCATTTACAGGATTTAATGTAGATACTGGTGCTGCTGTTAGTGATGTAGATGCAGAAGTATATGTAAGAACCACAACAGATGATCCTGATAGTGGTTCTGCAAGTTTTAGTTCATGGAAACCATTTAAAAATATTATTGTTAAAGCTAGAGGATTTCAATTTAAAGTTGTACTTACATCTACAAATGAAACATCTAATATTTGTATTACGCAACTAGGTGTAAGAGGATTGATAGGTACAATTAATAACTTTACATTTACACCTATAGATAGTGGTACATCACAAAAAACTGTTACTTTTACAAATAATTTCTTTACTGGAGTTTCTGATACTATAGGCGGAAATAATGTGTACACACCTACGGTACAAGTTACATTGCAAAATAATCAATCCGGCGATCATTTTACAATTTCTGACATACAAAAATCTAGTTTTAAAATATTAGTTAAGCAATCAAATGGAAATGCTGTAGATAGACAGTTTACATACCAAGCATTAGGGCTTGGTTGATTGTAGAGTGTTTTGGTTTACAATATTAATAATTAAGTAATTATTGTGGCACAAGACTCATTAGCAGTAGGAAATGGTACAGGTGCAGCCGTTAGGCAAGCTATAAATACAGCAATGCAAGCAAGTGCCACGAACCAAAGTGGATCATCTGCACCTTCGACAACATATCCTTTTCAATTTTTTGCTAATACAACAACAAGTACCTTACAAATTCGTAATTCTGCAAATAATGGCTATATAAATGTATCTGGTGTAGGTAAAATAGGTGATGCAAATTTAGGTTTATTACCTTTAACAGGTGGAACGATTAGCGGTAATTTGATAGTCTCTGGTGACTTAACTGTTAATGGATCGACTACTACCGTTGATACAACTACGCTTACAGTAGAAGATAAAAATATTGAAATAGGCAAGGTAGGCACACCAACAGATACGACTGCTGATGGTGGTGGTTTGACATTGCTTGGGGCTACAAACAAAACATTTAATTGGGTTGACTCTACAGATTCTTGGACAAGTTCTGAAAATATTGATCTTGCGTCTGGAAAGGTTATAAAGGTTGCTGGCACACAAATTTTATCTGCTACTAATTTCACTGGTACGTCTGCAATAGCAACAAATGTAACTGTTGCGGATGAGTCGTCTGATACTACTTGTAATGTGTTGTTTACAACTGGTGCAACAGGTAACTTACCACCCAAAACAGGAACAAATCTTACATTTAATTCAGCAACTGGAGCATTAACAGCTACAAGTTTCAACGGTAGTTTAACTGGTACTATTCCTGATGATTCAGTTACTTCTGCAAAAATAGTAGATGGAACAATTTTAAATGTAGATATAAATGCTAGTGCAGCAATAGCTGGAAGTAAAATCAGCCCTACATTTACAACAGATGGATCTTTTAATTCTGTATCAATAGGAAAAGGAGCAAACTCTGTTGCTGGTAACACTGTTCTTGGAGAAAGTGCTTTAGATGCTTCTGTTAGTGGTGCAAATAACACCGCGATTGGTAAAAATGCTTTAACAGCAAACACTTCTGGAGCTAATAATACAGCAGTAGGTGAATCTGCAATGTTGACATCAACAACTGCTCAAGATTGTGTGGCTGTTGGAAGAGAAGCTTTAAAAAGA